GCTAATGACCCATGAACACGGAGACGATCTGCAAGTTATCCGACATCAACTCTCACGAGAGCCTCCACCGTATCCCCCCCTATAAAAGGGGGCTTGAATCTGTGATTATCCTTCTTATTAACGACTTTGCCACGCTTGTCAACGGTACACCATCCCGCGCAGTAGTCGAGAACACTCTGCGAAACAGTCTGGTAAACCTCAGCAAGCGGCTCGACGCCTATGCCGTACACTTCTTGAAGGAAATCATCAAACTCAGGGATAGGGTGAGAAGGAGTCTCGTGTATCTTAGAGCTGATTTTTGTAACGTCCCCCATCTCACGCAACTTCGTTAGTCTAGCGTCGAGATAGGGGGTAGGGGAAAGTGCTTCTGATGTATTAAGAAGCAGATCGCGAATAATGGGAACGTGTCTATGTTCGTAGGCAGCACATAAATACTTGCCTGACATATAATCCCTGTCATTGATCTGAACGTTCCTATTAGGACGCAGATTCAACTTTGCCAAGACACGTCCGAATTGAGGAACTGGACGAGTACCGATGGGGCTCCGCACATACCTTTTTCTATAAAAAGTGGCATGGTGCCTACCCTGCTGTGGAACGACCTCGGCTTTCATGCCCGAGGTCTCCACAACTTTCTCAATGCTTGCCTGAACAGCAGCGGTATCACCTACCACATAGCCCAGGTAGTCGTCCCCCCCGTGGATGCTCGTGCTCTTCAACACGGCTGCCCTCTTGAGTGCAGCAGCCATTTGAGCCATGCTCACATAGGAATTGCCGGTGGTGGTGGTCGTCTCGCCAGACCACCTCTCACCTTCAACTTGGCCTACCACGCCATAGCGTGTCCAGACCTTAATTTTCAAAGTCCTTGCAAACTCACGAACAAACCAATCGGGTGCTCCTAATTTACGATAGAACATCGCCTCAGGACGGCGAAATTCTTTCGATTGACTTCCATCATTATTCTTCATATCGCTCTCGATGGCCACACCTTCAGAAGATTCCATAATATCCCCCAACTCTTCTCCACTCGAACCACATGCATATATGATTCGATTCCCGGTATTCTTCGGGTTAGAGAGGGAAAAAACGGACTTCATCCTGTCGTTGAGCTCCATAACAACAGGTCCGGTGAGCGCGTTGTACATATCACTACCCTGATATACAACGCGCGGTTGACTGCCATGCTCCTTCAAGAGCGTTTCTTGCTTCGCGAACACATGCTTA